CGAAAGTTATAACTTTGACTTTGAAAACACACCAGAAGATAATTCTGACTTAGAATTTATCCCTACGGATAATATGACGTATCAACAATTGAGTAAATTGTATGGATACCATATTTCTGATTCGGAGGATGAGAGTTCATTTGATGAACCTAGCTCCTCGGATCATGAGAATTCTACAACGGCGATAGTAGTAGCCGGAGAAAGCTCTGCACTTGATGAACCTGTAATTCCGAAGAATATAGAAAGTCCCCTTGGGGTGACGATCTTTACGGTTAGTTCTGAAGTGCGAAAAAAAGTTGTTGAAGGTTTTGAGTCGATTATGGAGATATTTCATATTTTTGGACTCAACCGAGCAGTGCCTAGGAATTTCAAAAGGAAATCCGATTATCGAGTGTATCAGCGTAAGCTTGATCAGATAAAGGCAACTGCCGCCCGCCTGATGCTTGACTACTTGAAAAGAGTAGGTGAAGATCAATGGATGGCATATTTTAAATATAAGACTCTAGCTCTTTATGCTTATTATGAGACTGAAAAGACTGATCTCTTGCCGACAATTAGGAATCTTAGAAAAGAAGACCGTCCCGAAATTATTTTTGGGGGTTTTGTTTTAGGATGGCAGAAATTGTTGCAATTGAAGAAACCAGATATATTCGCTCAATTTATTTTAAGTATGAACCAGGCTAAGATGGGATTACCACGTCCAACAGCTGACCTATTAAAGGCTGCTGCTATTAAGACGACGATCCATCTTACGACGAAACCTGGGCCCTTACCTGACGAAATTAAGATGACAAATGAAAATTTATTCGGTCATAATATTCTTAACAAGGAGGTGGCGATTGCTCAGTTGGAGCGCACCGTTGAAGAGATGTTCGAATTTGCTGTATATACGAAAGAAATACATCACGAACCATTCTATCCTTCGACTTCAGCCAATTATAACTACTCACGTAGTGGTGGCGGTGCAGTTGGTACAATTTATGAGGAAGTTATTAAAGACGATCCTTCTTTTATAGGGCAAGAGGGCCTTATTTCACTATCACAGCAGCAATGCTACGTCAGTGATCCTATTTCTATGTTATATGGGAAGTTGGGAAGAGAACAGATGTCTACTTTCGATTATACTAACTTTGAAGAAAGTATGTCATGCCTAACCAGCGACGTTACAGAGTTCCACGAAAAGTGGCAAGAATTATTCAACCTTGTTTTTCGTTTGGCGGAAGATGAAATACCACTAGTTAAAGCAGTGGCTTTGTCTGAAGCTCTTAAAGTAAGAGTAATATCAAAGGGTCCACCCCTATTATATACGGCGTTGAAACCGTTACAAAAATTCTTGTGGAAGACTTTAAAAGTTAATTCTGTATTTCAGTTAATCGGTCAACCGGTGAATCTCAAACATATTGAAGAATTGTTTGGAGAAATGGATGAATCTGATATGATAGTCAATGGTGATTATAAAGCATCAACTGATAATTTACACAGTTGGGTCTCTGAGACACTAGCAAATAAACTAGTGGAAGTATTAAATCGAAATTGTACTGCTAGCAATGGTGGTATGATAATATCGGAAGTACACCGTAAGATGTTAATACGTTCTTTAACAGGACATGTCTTTGAAATGGACGATGGTAGTATGAAGCAGCAACAGGAAGGTCAATTAATGGGTTCTATAACCTCATTTCCTTTTTTATGTTTGGCTAATGCTGCTATGTGTCGTTGGGCATTAGAACTCTCTAATAAAATTTTGTATAGAGTTCGTGATAAACCTGTTAAGTCTCGTAGTTTAATCGCGCCGTTATTAGTTAATGGTGATGATTGCACACTAAAGGGTAGAAGGACAACGATTAAGCATTATTGGACGAAGATTACGTCTTTTGCTGGTCTAGAAACTTCTGTAGGAAAAACTCTATTTTCACTACCACATAAGCCGATAGCTGTAATCAATAGTCAAACTTTCGATTATGATCTTTTAAGTAAGACATGGAAGGAACGAAAATGTGTTAACATTGGAATTCTGTTCGGAAAACAACGTTCGACTACTGGTGAAAGTAATCAAGATCGAAAAATCCCTTATGAAGCATTAGGTGCACTTCATCGAGAACTGAATCGTTCCTGTCCTTCAGGAATTTGGAGTGAAGTCTCAAAGCGTTTTATTCATTATAATAGAGACACGTTGGAAAAGTTTCCTAATATTCCTTGGGATTGTCCCGAATATTTAGGTGGTCCTGGTTTAGTGCCAGTTAACCATGAAATGAGTCTGCGTGATAGAACTGTGTTTTCTTTTTTAATAAGATCACAAAACTCCGACATTAAAAGATTTAAATTAGAAAAATGTCGTACTGCATCTGAATGGCAATTGCATTCACTAGTCCAAAAAAGGCTAGATACGATGGGTATTAAGGAGGAAAATTATGAAAGTATAAGAGATGATAACGGTATCTCCCGTTCCGAGAATGAAGATAGATTTCCATTCAATGACGAATTTGAGTATCAGTCAATCGAAAAGAATTATTCCAAGTTATATAAGTATTTGACAATCGAAACTTTATTTTATAAAAATTGCGACGATGTTTATATACCTGGGGAAGATGAGTGCTCTGTAAATAACAAGACTCATTGGAGGAATAATCGCGTACATCAGGCTGCTTACAGCAATATCATACAATTTGGAATTGGTGATTTAGTAGTACGTACAACTGAAGATCTTAATTATGAAAAGAAATTTCAGAGGGTCCCTGTATGGGAACAACTAAGCCTACTGGCAGTATAAAAGAATCTGCCCAGCACTTGAGAAGTGTCCCACGAAGATAACGTGGTTTTAGCGAAAGGAAGCGCGAATAAGACGAAATATCCAATTTTGACTCATCATTTAATACAATTTACCTTTGGAAAACAGTTATTGCAGACCAACGGATTAAAAAATAATAAACGATTTAAATGAGTATAGGATATTAGTCTGAAATCTTGAAGGAGCTTCTGGCCTGACCAGCCATTCGACTATAAAACATAACAAGGCTAAATAAGAGAAG